AGTAAGGCCGCAGAAAGTACATAACATGTTCAATAGCTTAACTTAAATAAGGACAGAGGCCGGATAAATAAAACATCCGGCCTTAAATTTTACTTAGGAGGTTATCATGTTAAAAAAGGATGCGCGTTATCATTATGGGATTAAGCGCCATACTAAGGGTGATGGTTATGACTATGACTGTTGGGTGCTTGATGAAAAATATTTACCATTAAGATACATTTACAAGGCCAGTGCTAACTTTATGTGTGAGGAACTGAATAAGGCCCACAGGGGCCGTGTTAAATTTTATGTGGCGAGGTGTGACTGATGGAATATAGACAAAGAAAAGATGTATTAGAGGCGTTAGCTTGCTTAAAAGCTATGTGTTCTTCATACGAGACATGCTCAAATTGTCCGGCATATGATGGGTCATGTAAGATAAAATATACAGATCCGGAAGATTATGTATTAAATACTGAAGATGAAAATATATGGAGGGCTTTCAAATGATAGATTATGAAGATCTGATACTGCAGCGTCAGGAGCTGCAGGAGATCTATGAGGATGAACCTGATAGCTCATTATGCCCTATAGGGCGCTGCTGGTGGGATGATATACCGGAGGAGGAATTTATATGTCAATCTACTTAGATAATGGTTATCTGGATATTGAGAAGATCCTAAGCTATAAAATGCCGTTCTCATGGGTCATAGGCGGCAGAGCCGTAGGAAAAACTTATGGGGCCTTAAAATACGCGTATGAATCTCATACGCGCTTTATTCTTATGAGGCGAACACAGGCTCAGACAGATCTGATAAATAAACCGGAATTCAATCCATACAAGGCTATCAATACAGATCTGGGCTCAGATATACAGGTCAAAAGCATAAGTAAATATAACAGTCGGATCTTTGAGCCTGCAGGAGATACTGAGGAGCTACTGGGCTATACATGTGCATTATCCACAATATCTAATATGCGTGGTTTTGATGCCTCAGACTGTAAGCTGCTTATATATGATGAATTTATACCGGAGCGCCATGAGAGACCTATAAAGGGAGAGGGCGCAGCATTTCTTAACGCCTATGAAAGTATAAACCGAAACAGGGAGCTTAAAGGTGAGCCTCCGCTGCAGGTGCTGGGGCTGGCCAATGCCTTTAACATCGCGAACCCTATATTTTTGGAGCTGGGGCTTGTGGGCCGCGCTGAGAAAATGAAATCAGCAGGACAGGAGCTATTTATTGATAGAGAGCACGGTATTTTAATGGTACTGCTGCAGAAGTCCAGAATAAGTAAGGCTAAAGCAGATACAGCTTTATACAGGCTGAGCTCCGGATCTTATAACGATATGGCCCTGTCGAATGATTTTATTTATAACAATTCAGATAGTATAAAGGCTCAGGCCCTTAAAGAGTATAAGCTGCTATGCACTGTAGGAGAGATCAGCATATACCGGCATAAATCTAAAAGGGAGTATTATGTATCTGAGCACCGATCCGGAACAGCTCCGCTGTATAAATCGGATGAGGTTGGCATCATGCGTTACAGGCGTAAACATGGCCTGATACTGGCTCCTGCTTATGTCAATAACAGGGTGCTGTTTGAGAACATCTTGACTAAAACATTATTTGAATTGTATACTATTTAATAATAGTGCCGGTAGCGCAAGGCAAGCTCCGGAAGAGCGCGCAAACTCCTGCCAGAGTATTATGCCGGCACTATTTATTGGAGGTAATACTATGGATGTTAATGTTATAGGTCAGCTGGTAGCTAGTTTGGGCTTTCCTATTGTAGCATGTGGGGCTATGTTCTGGATGGTTAACAAGCAGGAAGAGAGACACGGAGAGGAAATAGGATCCCTCCGTAAAACAATAGAGGATAATACTAATGTGCTGGCAAGCTTGAAAGAGCTTATTCAGATCATAGTAAATAAGGAGTCCGGTAAATGACAAGCAGATCTAAAATAGTCGCTGTGGCTAAGTCATATATAGGAACCTGCGGAGGCAGCTCCGCGCATGCGGATATATTGTACTATTTCAATAAGGTGAAACCTTACGGCTACACAGCTCATAAATCAGATCCATGGTGTGCTATCTTTGTCAGTGCTTGCGCTATTCAGGCTTTCGGAAAAGCTGCAGCTATTCGATATTTTCCTTTATCAGCTGCATGTGCATATATTATAAATGAAGCTAAAAAAGATAATACATGGGTTGAATCAGATAAATATATACCAGAGGCCGGTGATTTGATCCTATACGATTGGCAGGACTCCGGCAAGGGTGATAATAAAGGCCAGCCGGATCATGTAGGAATAGTAGAATATTACAAGGCCGGATATATCCATATTATAGAGGGTAATATGGGCGCGGAGCCGGGGCGCTGTGGCAGGCGTAAGCTTCGCATTGATGGCAGATATATAAGGGGCTTTGTTACTCCGGATTATGACAGAATAAGAGTTAAAAAATCCAATGAGGATATTGCTAAAGAGGTTATAGCCGGCAAGTGGGGAAATGGTGCGGAACGTAAAAAGCGCCTGACTGCTGCCGGATATGATTATAACAAAATACAAGCTATAGTTAATAAGTTAATGAAATGAGGTTATTATGAAATATGATGAGATAATCAAGCTGCTTGATGCCGGTTACAGCCGTGAGGAGATCATGAAAATGGAGGAGCCGGATCCTAAGCCTGCAGGAGATCCTAAGCCTGCGGGAGATCCTAAGCCTGTAGGAGATCCTAAGCCTGCAGGAGATCCTAAGCCTGTAGGAGATCCTAAGCCTGAGGATGTTCTTAAAGGTTTTGCGGATGAAGTAAAAGCGGCTATCAAGGATCTTACTAAAGAAATCACAGCAGCTAATATTATGGCATCGCGCCAGCAGCCGGATCCTGATAATGAGGATATGCTGGCTATGATCATCAATCCTAAGATTGATAAGAATGATGGAGGAAAGTAAATATGTCTGTTAACACAATGGAATTTAAAGACGCTGCTGCTATCCTTAATAATATAAGGAAGCAGGTAACAGGAGAGACTGCTATTGCTCCGGCTAATACTGCGGAGTTTGTATCTGTAGCTACTACACTCCTGCAGGCCGGTTATGATCCTGTGCTTAATGCTATCACTCAGATGGTATCTAGAACGATCTTTTCTATCAGGCCGTACAACAGGAAGTTTGCCGGTATTAAGATGGACGAGGAGCAGTGGGGCGCTATCGTTCGTAAGCTGTCTATTGCAGATAAAGACTGGGACAATGATGTACGCTACGATCTTATAGATGGCCAGAGCGTAGATATGTACAAGGTAAATAAACCTAATGTGCTCCAGACTAATTTTTACGGAATGAACAGCTTCGATAAGTTAATAACCATCTTCCGCGACTCTTTGGACAACGCCTTTTCGGGGCCAAACGAATTTGGTCGCTTTATGGCTATGGTAACACAGAATGTATCTGATATGATCGAGCAGTGCCATGAGTCTATCGCGCGTATGACTATTGCTAATTTTATCGGTGGTAAAGTAGCAGCTCAGAATGGTGTTATTCATCTTCTGACTGAGTATAACGCTGAGACCGGTGCGAACCCGCCTCTTACTTCTACTACAGTATATGCTCCGGAGAATTTCGGTAACTTTATGAAGTGGATGTATGCGCGTGTTGCTACACTTACAGGCCTCATGACTGAGAGATCACAGGAATTTCAGATTAACGTTACTGGTAAAGAGATCAATAGGCACACGCCTTATCAGGATCAGAAAGTATATCTGTATGCTCCGCTGCTTAATGGTATGGACGCCAGAGTTAAAGCTGATGCTTTTCATGCAGAGTTTCTTGATTATGCGGATGTTGAGTCAGTCAATTACTGGCAGTCTATCAAGAGCCCTATGCAGATCAATGTAGAAGCTTCTTACATGGATACTGATGGATCTATCGTAACAGCTCAGGCTGCTACTATTGATAAGATCGCAGGCGTTATCTTTGACAGAGAGGCGCTGGGCTATACAACAGTACATAGATGGAGCGCTACGTCACCATTTAATATCGTCGGGGGCTACCATAATGTTAATTTTGTGTTCGATGAGCGCTGGTACAATGATTTTACTGAGAAAGGCCTTGTGCTGCTTCTTGATTAATAGCTTCTTCTACTTGTGATGTGCGCGGCAGCCTATAGGCATAAGTCCGCGCATGAGGTTTATATTATGAGTTTTAAAGTTAATTTATATTCACTGAGTAAAAGAGATAATAGCACTAAACGGCCTGCAGGCACTCCGGCAGAATATGACTGCATTTTAAAGGATGGCTGCAGTATTTTTACACCCTCAATAAAATTAGATATGGGCCTTGCTACAGATCCCTCACAGTATAACTACGCTTATATTCCAGCTTTTGGCAGATACTACTTTATAGAGGACTGGTTTTTTACTGACAGGCTATGGATAGCTAATTTAAATGTAGATGTATTGGCTACTTATAAAACGCAGATAGGTAGCAGTAGCCTGTATGTTATGAGAGCTGCAGGCGCTCATGATGGCAGCATTATAGATACACTATATCCTGCTAAGACAGGCTGCAGCTATGCCAGTGATACTAAAGGAAATCCTTGGCAATCCAGTTGTTTTATTGTGGGAGTGGTCTCAGCTGATGCTGCTTTTGGATCTATGGAATATTATTCAATGACTGCCTCGCAACTAAGATCTATGTGCTTAGCTCTTACAGATCCGGAGGAGATCATAACAGAGGACAATCTGTTTATGCCTGAGGAATTGAGTCTTGGCCTGCAGCTGTCGCTGGTTGATCCTATTCAGTATGTTAAGGCTTGCATTATGCTGCCTGTATCTAAAGGGGATATAACCAATTTAGGATCCGCACAAACAATAAAGGCCGGCAGATTTAGTGCCGGAACAGGTCAGAAAGTATACCCTACAAGCAGAATAACTAAATCATATAGTTTCAGTATTCAAAAACATCCTGATACAGCTAGCAGAGGCAATTATGTAAACAGTAAGCCTTATACAAATATCACACTTACTATACCACCATGGGGCTGTATTGATATTGATACTAGTGTAACAGCTAACGCTTCAACACTTTCTATAGATGTAGAAGTGGATCCAATCACAGGTAAAGGTATTTTAGTAATAACAGCTAATGGTATAGTTTTAAACAGGTTAGAGGCTCAGGTAGGTGTACCTATCTCCTTATCCAGTGTAACGCGCGATTATATCGGAGGCGTTACATCTGCACTAGGTGCTGTAGGTGGAGCTATAAGCGGATTTATGGGTAATGTAGGAGGCTTTATAGGAGCTGCTTCTGGTGTTGGTAATGCTGTGGAGTCCTTAATGCCTAGAGCTCAGACTATAGGCACAACAGGCAGCTTTGTATCTAACAGGGGTGAGTTTAGGCTGGATCATCAATTTTTCAGGCCTGTGGCTGATGATCCTGCTCACAATGGCAGGCCTTTATGTCAGATGAGGCAGATAAACACACTGTCCGGATATATGCTTATACAAGATGGTGATGTACAGATAGCCGGTACAGCTTCAGAGGATAGTAAGATCCGAAATTATCTGGAAACCGGATTTTATTATGAATAGGAGGTGATCATATGCCTCCGGAAGAGCCTACAATATATGTACCGCGTTTAACCAGTGATGGTATGCGAGGTAATCCTTACTGGTATAGCAGGAATCCATTTTATCAGGCAGGTTACGGCCTGCCTAACTGCACTTGCTATGCATGGGGCAGATTTTGGGAGATTGGAGATCCTAACAGAATATATGAACATAGGCCGGAGCTCAGCACAGCAAACGCTGAGGATTGGTATAGACATAGTGATAGTTATGAGCGCGGATCAGCTCCGGCATTGGGAGCTGTAGCATGCTGGGCTGACGGTCCGTTCTCAGGTGATGGACATGTTGCCATAGTTGAGGAAATCAATGAGTCTACCGGAGTTATAACCTGCAGCAATTCAGCTTATGGTGGTGCATACTTTTATATAACTCATTTAAACCCGCCTAATTATCTGCCTGCAGGTGGTTACAGGTTTCAAGGCTTTATATACAATCCCTATTCAGGTGGTGGGCCATCTATCAGGAAAAAAATATGGATGCTTAAAAGGGCCTTATGGCATAAAGAAGAGGACTTGTTAAAATGAAAGTTTACGAATATGATTTTATAAATAGATACAATGCACATATCAAGCCTAGCACTGTACACTCACAGGAAAATGCTACAGCTTGGTACTTTCGCAGGTATCTGATTGAAAAGATACTGAGTGTATTTGATTTTGAGGGGATCCCTAAAGAATGGAGCACTAACTACTTCCTTTATTCGCTGTTTATGTTTGGCTATGTGGTAGTAATCAGAACTGATAAATTCGGAGTCATCCCACAGGGAGGTATGAACGTAAGCTTGTATGGCTATAATGTGTTCTACCAGCCTACTAATGCTTTGATAAGTAATCCGCTGCTTGCCGGTATCACTCAGCCTGAAATTGGCGTGGAATGTGAGCTCATAAAGATGCAGCCGGACTACGGCGGGTGCTGGGATATTGTCAGCTATTACGCAGATCTGTTGGCCCTTGCTTCAGAGTCTCTGGCTGTTAACATTACTAACAGTAAGCTGGCCTATGTTTTTGCATGTCAGGATAAAACTGTAGCAGAGAGCTTTAAAAAGATGGTTGATCAGATCAATGAGGGCAATCCTGCAGTATTTGCAGATAAAAAGCTCTTTGATGATAATGGAGATCCGCTTTGGACTACATTCCAGAATAACCTAAAACAAAATTATGTAGCTGGTGACATGCTCAATGATATGCTTAAGATTGACGCTAGATTTTGTACTGATATAGGGATCCCTAACGTAAACCTTGCTAAAAAATCAGGTGTCACTGATAACGAGGTTGAAGCTAATAATGTAGATACTAAGAGCAAAGCTTCTTTATGGCTGGAGACTATACAGGATAGCCTTGATAAAGTTAATAAAATGTTTGACCTTGATATAAGTGTTAAATTCAGATTTGATCAGGAGGATAATAATAATGCTGCTGTCGATAGTAGGCTTATATGAATATGATAATAATTTATTTCAGGGCCTGCAGCTGCCTGAGGGCCTTGATAGAGAGGCTGCTATAAATGAGATCCTGCTGCAGTGTGCTGAGATGGAGATCGTTTATCCTAACATTGATATAATGAAGCTAGCCATCACTACATGGAGCGTAGCTAATCAGTACACATGGCAAAAGCTTTATGATACAATGGTAGTAGAGTATAATCCTATATGGAATGTAGACGCTACAGTAAATATAGATAGAAACACATCCGGATCCGGTAATGCTACAGATGCTGTTAAAGGTTTCAACTCTAATACATGGGCAGAGTCAGACAAAACAGATACCAGCAGCTCAGCAGAGGAGGACGTAATAGAGCGTAGGACCGGAAATATCGGAGTAACTACTACCCAGCAGATGCTGGAACAGGAGCGCAAAATAGCAGAATTTAATATGATCAGTTATATAGCGCAGTCATTTAAGCAGAGATTTTGTCTGCTGATATATTAAGGAGGTATTAAAATGTTAGAATTTGGTGCTAGATTTTCAAATGAATTTTATATTAAAGTTGCTGTTGAGGAAGATTTGAGTGAGAGCTCCGTAACAGTCGAAACCATCGCAGAGGGTGAGCCGGTTGTTACAACAGGCACCATTACATGGAGTGAGGCTAATAATGGATAAAGCTGGTGTAAGATTTTCCAATTCAGAATATTTATATTTTGAATTGGATCCGGAAACTAAGAAAATCACAATAACAGCTGTTATTGATGATACAACTGTAGCCGGTACAGTAACACTAACAGCAGCAAAAGCTGCTAAGATGGGAGTAAAATAATATGGGTATATTCAGACAGTTTCCATATTCTAATTTTCATGATATGAATATGGATCAAATCATTAAAATTCTGCGAGAGATGCAGGATGAATGGGCTGCTACTAAAACAGAATGGGACAGCTATAAAGATTTTATAGACAACTATTTTAATAATCTGGATCTAGATGAAGAAGTATTAAAAGCTCTGCGCGCTATGGCTGCAGATGGCTCTTTAAATACTATTATGGATCCGGTAATAGCTGCAGCAGTTACTGCGTGGCTTACTGCTCATGTAACACCTACTACACCTGCTATAGATAAAACACTTACAATAAGTGACGCTGCAGCCGATGCTAAAATAGTAGGTGATAAATTTATAAATACAGACGAAAATTTTGACAGTTTGGTAAATTATGCTGATATTATAAATTTTGATAACTGGGTAATCGGTACTATTGACAGCACTAGCGGAGCTGAAATAGGATCATTAAATTATATCAGATCACCATTTTTCTTATTCAATGGGAAAGTGGATTATATAGGCACATTGGCAACACCGGGATCTAATGATCCTAGACAAGTGTTTATGTATTGCTATGATAAAAACAAAGAATATATATCTAGATCCTCACTCAGTATAACAAATAACGGTCAGACAACTGAAACACCAGAGGGCACCTGTTATGTTAGATTTACATACGGATTTACTAATGCCAGCACTGTAACTATTGCTACTTATGGCTTTGATAATTTAGTAAATGACTGGGAGATCACTCTTTATCCGCGTAATGAGATCCTGCCTAAAAAAGAGTATGGCTGGATAGGTGCTATGCTGGCATGCACTGAAACATATTTTAAAGAGGCCTATGATAATCCGGATAATCAGATAGTGTATGATACATACCATGGTATATTCACATATCCTAAAACAGATGAAAATATAAATGCTACAGTATGCAGCCAGTTTACTAAATCACAGCTTTTAGGTATACCTTATGAATTTAGTAAATATGAACAGGATAAAAATGATAAGGCATGGTGGGGCTATGAATATGATGGTTTTTCCGGTACACCATCCTCAGAATTTTGGGATACAGATGGTTATTTAACATCGTGGGAAATGGCTCAGTATTTTGATGATAAAGGTATTTTATCTGTATTTGATCCTCACCATAATAATATTAGAGCCGGAGATATAATGTTTTTCGGAGCTGAGCCAACTATTGAGAGTGTAAATCATTGCTGCGTATGCCTTTATACTACTAATGAGGGCTTTGTAACTCCAGAAGCAGGAGGTAATGCTCGCAGGCCTTTGGATAATAAGGATGTAGGTATCGGACTTGATTATTATGCATGGAATAGTTATACTCCAACCTTTTATGTAAAGGTGCCAATGCTTGATGGAGAGTATACTAATGAGCTGGTACTAAAAGATGACAAAGGAGCTTCCGGATCATATAATGGAAATAAACAACTTTTATATAAGTATCAGTGGTACCCGCGTCTCGCTGATGGTTTTTACACTATTATATGGGAGGGAACAAGCACAGATGAAATAACTTTAGGTATAGATATTTCATCAACAGAAAGAGTGTATCATGCATTTAATCAGGGTAATAAACACTATGCAGTGTTCTACCCTAGAAATGTTGTAAGATTTATAAACTTTTACGCAACAGGAGCTGGCACTTTTGAAATCAAAAATGTTAGACTATATAAAGGATATAAGATACCTGACTAATTAAATAACTTAATTGTACACAGAAACCCTCATTGTATACATTACGGCAAAAGACCAAATTGTATACAATGGGGGTTATTGTATACAATCTTGTGTTAGGTATTCCC